CGTTGGACGCTTTCTGATGAAAGGGATGAACGCAGAATGGAAGCAGGACAACGCCCAGATCTACGTGATGCAATGGAAGATGTTGCCAAAACCGTAGAGTATATGCTACAATGTGAACATAAGGGCGATTAACTCAGCGGTAGAGTGGCCTCCTTACAAGTGGTAAGTCACTGGTTCGATTCCAGTATCGCCCATTATAAATAAGTCAAACATTCCTAATTGAAGTAGGGAACACATTATATTGTCCAATGGAAAACATAAAGATTAGGTGCCGCTCCTGTGGTAAGGAGTTAGAGGGGCATCAGAATAAAACGGTGACTTGTGGTTGCCCTAATATGGCAACGATTCGTGGTGATAGAGTTTCTGCAGTTGACTTAAGTGAGGTTGTTATGTTAAACTCATATCAATCACAAAATAAAAAAACAGTTTTGTCACAACAAGATATTCAGTGGCAAGAACAAAGAAGAAAGCGTAAAGTTCGTAAAATGAACTTTGAAACTAGATAAGGAAGGTCAATCCGATTGGTGACGGAACCGCTCTTGAAAAGCGTTGAGGTGTTAAAGCCCTTGGGAGTTCGACTCTCCCACCTTCCGTTTTATTGTGGAGAATAATGGAACCTCTTTATATAAGAAATGTTTTAAGTGATAAATTATTTTCCGATTTTTCAAAATATGTTGATAGTGATGGTTGGTTCTTAAGTAATTTATCTACTAAAAAAGATAAAGAATCTGTTTTCTGGGGTAAAGATCCACAAGAAATAAAAAACGATTTGTTTTATTATAAAATTGGATCAATTATTAGATTAAATTTGATGAGAATATATGACAATAATTTAATGTTATTTAATTTTCATGTCAATGGACAGACTGCAAATCAACATGGAGAACCTCATTCTGATATTAGAGATAAAAATTATGCAATAACATTTGTTCTTTTTACATCAAAAGAATGGAATTCTTTACATGGTGGTGAGTTTATTATTCAAAATCCAGAAACTAAAGAATTGAAATATTTTGAATATAGTTCAAATTGTGGAATTTTATTTTCTTCTGATTGGAAACATATGGGACAATCTCCGAATACTAAAACTACAAGATTGAGAACATCGGTTGCATTTAGATATTGTGATTCTTCTGTGTATGATTATCTTGCAAAAGAGATGCCTAAAAAATCGTGGGGTAGTAGTTGGTAATTTAATATTTTCTTAAACACTTTGTTATTTTCAACACAAAGTTGACACATTTGAACTATTGACTAATATAGCTAGTATGTAGTTTAGGAAAATTGCATGGACGAACACACCTACAACAATTGGGTGAAGATAAAGGCAACGTTTGAAGCATCAGGAAATACTGATAACTTCTTTTACAAAAGAGCCTGTGCTATACTATCTGGAGGTCCAGACCCTATAGATAAACTAATGGGTCAAACTCCTTCTCATGGCGCACCGAATGACTGAAATTAGACCAGAACATTATATCACTAAAGAAGAGTGCCAGGAGATGATTGATGATGCCATACGAAAACATAATCGTAATGCTGCAATTATCAGTATGTGTGTTGGTTGGGTTGTTCTTGCACTTTTTGCTGAAGGTCTCCTTCGACTTATTGGAGTAATACCACCAGTACTGCCATGGATCAATATACACTTGTAATTGAATGGATTGGTATAGTTTTAGCGTTAGTCTTTGGTGTAACTATGTTTTGCCAAGGACACGCTATTTTTCATGAGAAGCATGGATACCGTCATACTGAAAGAGAAAAGAAAAGATCTGAAGACATGAGAAGAAAAATTGAAAACCTGTTAAAAGACAAATAATAAGAGCATATATAAATGGAAAAGACGTTCATTAATTTTTTACTTATTTTTGGTTCTATAACCACTTTGATATATTGGGGTCTTAGTAATGCATACTAATTTAGAAGATACAATGAAGATTTTTTTAGATACTGCAGATTTATCTGAAATTGCGAAAGGATATGACACTGGATTAATTGATGGTGTCACAACAAATCCAACATTGGTTAAAAAGAGTGGTAGAAATCCTGTAGAGGTAATTAAAGAGATGTCACATCTCTTTCCAAAACTTAAATCAATTTCTGCAGAAGTAGTTGCAGATACTTGGGAGGAGATGGTTGAACAGGCACAAGATTTTAAGAATTTAAGTAACGTTACTGTCAAAGTACCATGTACAGTTGAAGGATTAAAAGCATGTTATCACCTTTCTAAAGATTTAATTCCTGTAAATGTAACTCTTGTTTTCTCTGTTTCACAGGCAATTCTTGCGGCAAAAGCAGGTGCAAGATATGTTTCTCCTTTTGTTGGTAGATTGAATGATAATTCGTTTTCTGGAGTTGCTCTAGTACAGGCTATAAGTCACACATATTCTGTACAAAACGTTCACACTGAAGTTCTTGCTGCTTCTCTGAGAGATGTTCACCATGTTGGTAGATGTTTTGATGCTGGTGCAAATATTTGTACACTACCACCAAAAGTTTTTTGGAAAATGTATGATCACATCTTAACTGAAAAAGGACTTGAAATTTTTCAAAAAGATTGGGAAGAAGCATCTAAATAAAGTACACATACATTGATAATTATTTTTTTCTAAAAAACAATGGCAGATATTAATTTCTACGTTTATGGTACTCCTAATCAAGCGTTTACTGAAAAATTTGCAACAGGGATAAGTACAAATCCAACAACCACTTTTGCTTCTGGTGGATCGATGTATATTCCTGCTGAAAGTGAAACTACAGCAGAAGTGTTATATTATGGATCTATTGAAGTACCTAATTTAACTGGTAACATATATAATGTGCTTCCTACTAAGATCACAGTAGTAGAAAGTTCCACATCAAATGCAACAACACGCACATGGGTTCCTGGGTCAACAAATGGTCTCCAACGTTATGGTGATACAGATAATAATACTAATCAATACGTGAGTTGGAGAACTGATGATACTGGAACACAATATCTAACTTCTGGTCATAGTCTTGATATATGGTCAACAGGTCTTTATGTTGATATTCTTGAGGGTGGATTGACTGAAGGTGGAGTAAGTGGTGGACAAAAAACATGGACGGAACTTGAGGATGATGGACCATATAATTTAAATATCGATAAGTACACACTTCATTATTATTATGATGGACCAACTGCACTCCATTGGTCTAAGGGTGGAAAAATAGGATTTAGGGAAGTTGATACATCAGCTGGAGATTCCTCCTATCATCCTTAAAGTTTTTTAATAACTAAAATAGGTCATGATATGACCTTCTTCGGGATGTAGCTCAGTTTGGTAGAGCACTCGCTTTGGGAGCGAGTGGCCGTAGGTTCAAATCCTATCATCCCGATTCCAGTTTTTTGTTTGTCACACTTGACTGGATTTCATATCTACCCTATACTGTCCTAGTAAACAACCCAAAACAATGGCACTGACTGAAAAATTCAAATCCAAAGATATTGCTATCCTTCGTGATGCATCCAATGGTGTTTTTTTCCTTGATGTGAAGAATCCCAAACTTTATAAAAAAGTTCGACGGTATTATGAGACCGAAGGAGTAGTTTTCTCTGGGGATCCTCTCGATGATTATGAAATGTTGATGGAATATATCTTTCAAGATCTTGAATCTGCGGAGGTTGCATCTTGAACGATCTTGATTGTAAATCTGTTGCTTCGGTAAAAACTACCATTATTCATGAAAGATTTCCTTATCGATTTGTTCAAAAAGGATACATTCAGTTAAATGGAAATCCTGATTTTCGTATGCAAAAAGCAAACGAGTATACTAAAAAATACTCTGATGTTTATTTGTTTGATAATGGAGATCAAATGTTGCTTGCTATTGAAGATATTGAATATGCCAAATGGTTGGACCCAGATAGGGTCCCCTGCTATGTAAAAGATATAATTAAATTTTAGTTATGAAAGTTGCTTTAATTACTGGTATTACTGGGCAAGATGGATCTTACCTAGCAGAACTTCTTTTGTCTAAAGGATACGAAGTTCATGGAATTGTTAGGAGAGCATCTCTCATTAATACCCATAGAATCGATCACATTTATGATAGTATTAAATTACATTACGGTGATCTAACAGACTCTACTAATCTTGTTCGTGTTATTCAATTAGTACAACCAGATGAAATATATAATTTAGGTGCTCAAAGTCATGTAAAAGTGTCTTTTGAGATTCCTGAATATACAGGAATGGTTGATGGGCTAGGAACTCTTCGTATTTTGGAAGCGGTTCGCCTATTGGGAATGGAATCTAAAACTAGAATATATCAAGCATCAACATCTGAAATGTTTGGTAAAGTTCAAGAAATACCACAAAGTGAAAAAACACCCTTCTATCCAAGATCGCCTTATGGAGTTGCAAAAGTATACGGATACTGGATTGTCCGAAACTACCGAGAATCGTATGGACTACATGCAAGTTCTGGAATTCTTTTCAATCATGAATCCTCTAGAAGAGGAGAAACTTTTGTCACGAGAAAAATCACTAGAGGACTTTCACGAATTTCAGTTGGGCAACAGGACGTACTTAATCTCGGAAACTTGAATGCCATGCGTGACTGGGGTCACGCTAAAGATTTTGTTGAAGCAATGTGGTTAATGCTTCAACAAGAAACTGCTGATGATTATGTTATTGCAACTGGGCAGCAATATTCAGTTAGGGAATTTGTTGAAAAGGCTGCTCCTTATTTTGGTATGAATATTGTATGGGAAGGTGAAGGACTTGATGAAGTTGGTATTGATAAAAATACTAAGAGAACTGTAATTAGAGTTAGTGATAAATATTTTCGCCCTGCTGAAGTAGAAACACTACTTGGTGATGCTTCAAAAGCTAAAAAACAATTAGGATGGGAACCTAAAATTTCTTTTGATGAACTGATTGAGGACATGTGTATCTATGGACAGTAATTCTAAAATTGTAGTTGCAGGTGCCAACGGAATGGTTGGATCTGCTATCATTAGAAATTTAAAAGAAAAGGGATATACAAATATTATTCCTATAACTAGAAATGAAGTTGATTTGACTAGTCAAATTCAAACCTCTCATTTTTTTAAAACTCATAAACCAGAATATGTCTTTGATGCTGCTGCTAAAGTTGGTGGCATCATGGCAAATAAAAAATATAAAGCAGATTTTATTACAGATAATTTAGAGATACAAACTAATTTAATTAAATACTCTCACAAATTTGGCGTTAAGAAATTTCTTTTCTTAGGATCTTCTTGCATTTATCCTAAGTATGCACACCAACCAATTACAGAAGATCAATTGTTATCTGGTCCTCTTGAACCTACAAATGATGGGTATGCTATTGCTAAGATCACTGGTGTGAAAATGTGTCAAGCGTATGCTCAACAATATGGGTTTAATGCAATTTCTTTGATGCCCACAAATCTTTATGGTCCTAATGACAATTTTGATTTAAAAACTTCTCATGTTTTACCTGCAATGATTGCTAAGTTTCATAAAGCAATTTCTCATAGCGAATATTATGAAGTAAAGATGTGGGGAGATGGATCTGCTAAAAGAGAGTTTTTACATGTAGATGATCTTGCAGAGGCATGTTATGTTGCTATGAAAAAATATGATAAACCTGATCATATAAATGTTGGTACAGGTGAAGATATAACGATTAGAGAACTTGCTGAAATGACTTCAAGTATTGTTGGATATAATCGTGATATTGATTGGGATATAACAAAACCAAATGGAACCCCAAGAAAAGTTTTAAATGTTGATATTATAAAGAATCTTGGTTGGACTCCAAAAATTAGTTTATCTGATGGAATTTCACAAACATACGATTGGTATAAGAAAAATGCAATTTAAGTGGCCTTTGATGAAAAATAATATCACCTTAGGTGATAGGTATAATCTAGCAAAGTTTGTATTAACTTCTGATCGTTTTACTAATGGTGGGAAAGTTAGGAGTTTTGAGAAGGAATGGTCAAATTGGTTGGGTTGTAAACATTCATTGTTTGTTTCTTCTGGAAGTACCGCAAATTATCTTTTACTGGCATCAGTAAAAGAATATTATGGATTAAAAGATGGTGATAAAGTATTGGTACCCGCAGATACTTGGGTAACAAATATTGCTCCAGTTATTCAGTTGGGATTTACACCAATTTTTTGTGATATTAATTTGAATAATTTTAGTTTTTGTGAAGAAGATTTGCAGTACATTGCAAAAGAACATCCAGATATTAAATTAATTTTTACAACACATTTGATAGGATTTCCTGCAAATAGTAGTAAGTATTCTGAATTATTTCCAAATGCTTTAATTATTGATGATGTATGCGAGTCTCATGGATGTAAAAATCCTGATGGAACTAAAGTAGGATCTGATAGTATTGGAGCAACTTTTAGTTTTTATTTTGGACATCATATGTCTACAATTGAAGGTGGAATAGTTTCCACTAACAATTATGAACTATATGATTTGATGAGAATCAAACGTTCTCATGGTCTTGCAAGGGAATCTGAAATGTTTGATCGATATAAAGAGATGTATCCAGATATTTCTAAACAATTTTTATTTGTCACTGATGGATATAATTTTAGAAATGATGAACTTAGTGCAGTTCTTGGACTATCTCAATTGAAGAGACTTGATTCATATATTGAAAAAAGAAATGAAAATTATTTAATGTTTATTTCTTTGTTGGAAAAGTATCCAAACTTATTCTATGTACCTAAGTATCATGAGGGAGTGAGTAATTTTTGCTTTCCAATTATTTGTAAGGACGTTAGGTATGCTCATAGGTTGAGAAAAGTTTTTGATCAAAATGGTATTGAACACCGTCCTATTATTGGTGGAAATTTACTCAAGCAACCATTCCTAAAAGATTATTCTATAACCACACAGAAAAAAGAACTTAATGTTGATAAGGTTCATTATAATGGAATTTACTTGGGGAATAATCATTTTATTGGAGAACAAGAAATAAATTTACTTAGCGATATTTTTTCTCTATTATGAGCTTTTCATTTAATCATATTGGTAATCTGGGACATCTTGGTAATCAGATGTTCCAGTATTCTTTTTTAAAGGGTATATCCAACAAACATTCCAGACCATTTAAAATAGCTCCACCAGAAACATTTGGATCTAGATATAATCTTCGCAGTAGATTTGACGAATGTTTTAATCTAACTTGTGATAGAAAAATAAGTTCATATAAGATATTTCAGGAAAAACATTTTCATTTTGATAAAGATCTTTTTGAAAATCCACCAAAAGATAATATTGATTTTTATGGATATTTTCAAAGTGAAAAATATTTTAAACATATTGGGAATGAAATAAAAAAAGATTTTACTTTTATTCCAGAAATTTTTAATCCATCTAAAGATTTGTTTGATTCTTTAGAGTCATCTGATGTTATTTCTCTCCATATTAGAAGAGATGATTATGTTACAAATCCAAATCATCCAGTACAAGACATTGAATATTATATAAATGCATTAGATCTTCTTCCTAAAGATAATATAGTTTTAGTTTTTACTGACGATGTTCAGTGGGCAAAAAAACAACAGATATTTTCTGGAGATAGATTTTTAATTTCTGAATCCAATAATTGTTTTGTTGATATGTGTTTAATGACAATGTGTAGTTATCACATTATATGCAATTCTACTTTTTCTTGGTGGGGATCATGGTTATCTAACAGTAAAAAAACTATAGCACCTTCAAATTGGTTTGGTGGTTCATTAAAGGGTTATATCACTGATGATATATACTGTGAACATTGGAAAATTATATGAGAAAAAATGAAAATTTGTATTTTAACAATTGCTACGAATAAGTATCTCCGTTTTGTTGAGAAGCTTTATAGTGATATTGCAGAAAAATTTATTCCAGAAGCAGAAGTAAATTGTCTTTTATTTACTGATCATGAAGTAGAAACTTCTGACAATGTTCGTGTTCATCAAATAGAACACGAGCCTTGGCCAATACCAACTTTGAAAAGATATAATTATTTTGTCAAAGAGAAAGATTTTATCCTTGAACATGACTATTGTTTTTACCTTGATGCTGATATGAGAATTGATGCACCTGTTGGAGAAGAAATTCTTGATGATTTAGTTGCAACAATGCATCCTTATCAATCTTTTTATCCAAAGGAAAAAAGATCTTATGATAGAAATCCTAAATGCTTAGCGTATGTTCCTGAAGGTGAAGAGGGTGAATATTACTATGCTGGCGGATTTAATGGTGGAAAAACTAAAAATTTTATTGCCATGGCGGAAGTTATTGCTGATAGAGTTAATGAAGATTTGAGAAATGATGTGATTGCCTTATGGCACGATGAATCTCAAATGAATCGATATTTGATTGATAATCCACCCACCCTTTCATTGAATCCAAACTATTGTTTTGCTGAGGAGTTTATAGGATCACAACAGTATCCTTATAAAAATCCTACAATTATTGCACTTAAGAAAAATCATGCAGAGCTTAGATCTTAGAGAGATACCAATAATCTACATCAATTTGGATAAAGATGTTGATAAAAAAGAAAAGATAGAAAAATCTTTAGGTGAGTTAGGATTTAAAAATATTATCAGGTCTCCTGGATTTTTACATTCATCTGGGAATAGAGGTGGATGTTCTATGGCTCATCACAATGCATTAAAGGAGATCGATCCACCTTTCATCATTATCGAGGATGATGCTGAAGTTTATGATTTCGATCCACAAATATGTTTTCCAGATGATGCAGATGCGGTATATCTTGGAATATCATCTTGGGGTAGAATGAATGGACACTCTGGTCCTTTTGTTCAATATGATATTATTGACGATGATATGTTAAGGGTGTATAATATGCTGGGTACTCATGCTATTCTATACTTATCTGATGAGTATGTGTCAGTATGTACAAAAATAGCATATCACCAATTTAAGACTGAAGGATATATAGACGTTGGATTTACTGATGTTCAAAAACATTACAATGTCTATAGTTTTGATTCTCCCCTATTTTGTCAATCTAGTTCAAATGGAACGCGGGGAAAATTAACGTCATATCCAACTAGTGAATGTTTTAAATATTATTCAAATTATTTTTTACCAGAACGAATTGTATGAAATCTTTAGTAACTGGCGGCGCAGGTTTTATTGGATCTAATCTTGTAGACCGTCTTCTTTTACTCGGTCATGAAGTTGTTGTAATTGATAATGAGTACTCTGATGCTCATGATCAATTTTATTGGAATGAGAGTGAAAAAGTATCAAACTATCAGTATGATATTCGTGATTATGAAAACACACGTCCTCTCTATGATGGAGTAGACTATGTGTTTCATATTGCTGCAGAAGCACGTATTCAACCTGCTATTAAAAATCCCATTGAAGCGGTAAGTATTAATTCTGTTGGAACATGTACAGTTCTTCAGTGTGCAAGAGAGGCTGGTGTAAAACGTGTTATGTATTCTTCCACTTCTTCTGCTTATGGATTGAAAAATGAACTTCCTAATGTGGAGACTCAACCCGATGATTGTTTGAATCCATATTCAATATCCAAAACAAATGGAGAAAAACTTTGTTCAATGTATACAGATTTATATGGACTTCCTACTGTTATCTTCCGATACTTTAATGTATATGGAGAACGTCAACCTCTCAGAGGGCAGTATGCGCCTGTTGTAGGGATCTTTTTGAGACAACGTGCTGCTGGTGAACCTTTAACAATTGTGGGTGATGGGGAGCAACGTAGGGACTTTACATACGTTGGTGATGTTGTAAATGCTAATATCATGGCAGCAATTAGTAATCCTGAAGAGGATGCATTTGGACAAGTTTATAATGTCGGTTGTGGTGTAAATTATTCTGTAAATGATCTTGCTGCAATGATTTCAGATAATACTGTAAATATTCCACCACGCCCAGCAGAAGCGCGTTTAAGTCTTGCTAATAATCAAAAACTTTGTAAAACTTTTGGATGGCAACCATCTGTAAAACTTGAAGAGTGGGTTGCAACACAAAATGTCTAATCTCACTGTTATTCTTCCTTGTGCTGGTGAAGGAACAAGATTATCTTTACCATATCCAAAAGAGATTCATTCTATTGAAAAGAATAAATCTTTAATTGATTATAGTTTTGATTTATTCTCTAACTACGGGCGAAGAGATGTTGAGTTTGTCGTTACACTCAACGAAAACAAAACTGAACTTATTAAGTATTTGAGCAGATATAAGTCCAGATACAATATCTCTTTTACTTACTTCAATCCAGCAGAGATAGAATATACAGGATCAATCAAGAGTGCCAGTCACTTATTTGGTGAAAAGAATCTGGTTCTTCTTCCAGATACTTTTATGAAGATGAAGTCTTCTCAGGATATTCTGGATCTTGTCAGCGATAGTCTTAATGAAACTGGATTTACCTTCTTCTATAAGCGCGAGAGTAGTCCTGATATGTTAAGAACCAAAGGAGCTTTGTGTATTAATAACGATCTGGTTCAAGAGTATGAAGATAAACCTCAGGAGAATCATTCTAGATTTAATGCTTTCTGGACAGCATTTGCTTTTAGAAAAAGAGTGTTTACTCAGTGTATTGAGTTTATGGAGAAATCAACTCTCAATCATCGACAGTTGGTTGGTGAGATTAAAAACACACCTCTATATAACTCTAGAGCAATTGAAGTTGAAGATTATGTTGACCTCGGAACTTGGGATCAAATATACAAATGGATAAACGGATAATAGTTGATTGTGATGGCGTTCTTCTTGATTGGGCATATGCTTTTGATGTGTGGATGGGTGAACATGGATACAAGAGAGTAGAGAATACATCTAATCATTACACTCAAACTTTGCGTTTTGGTATCACTGAACAGGAAGCATATTTACAAATAAAGAGATTCAACGAGTCTGGTTGTGTAGGATTTATTCCTGCATTTCGGGACTCTGTTGAGTATGTAAAGAAATTAAATGAACTTGGTTGGAAGTTTGAGGTTATAAGTTGTCTTGATAAAGATAAGTATGCTCAGAAATTAAGAAAGGACAATTTGATTCATTTGTTTGGTGATGTTTTTGACTTTATTGATTGTGCCCTAGATTTTACTGTTGGGAAAGAGCAATATCTTTTTGATAGATATAAAGATAAGAAGTATTATTGGATTGAAGATTCTGTTAGTAATGCGGAATCTGGTCTAAGAGTGGGTCTAAATAGCATCATCATGGATCATCCATACAATAAAGAATGGACTGGACTTCGTGTAAAAAATTGGAAAGAAGTTTATCAAATAATTAATAATGACTCCACATCTTGAAGCACAAAAAGATGCTTATGCCAGCACAGTATTGATGCCAGGTGATCCATTGAGAGCAAAATGGATTGTAGAAACATTTTTAGATCAGGTAATTCAAGTTAATTCAGTTCGTAATTGTCTTGGATACACTGGAATTTATAAGGATAAAAAAATATCTGTCCAAGCAAGTGGAATGGGACAAGCTAGTCTTGGAATCTATGCACATGAACTTTTTAATATCTATGGTGTTCAAAGTATTGTAAGAGTTGGTAGTTGTGGTGGTATTGCACCACAATTGAAAGTTGGGGATGTTGTAGTTGCAATGACTGCTGCAACTGATAATGCAATGACTGAAAGACTTGCTCCTGGATTTAAGTTATCACCTTGTTGTGATTATCAGATGCTCCAGCAATACATGAAAATAAATACCAAAGCGTATGTTGGGCAGATGGTGTCCAATGATTACTTTTATCAACCAGATGAAAATTGGTATAAACCTCTATCTGAGATGGGTGTTCTTGCAGTTGATATGGAAACTCATGTACTTTATAGTATTGCTAACCGTTTTGGTAAGAAGGCACTGTCAGTTAATACAGTATCGGACCATTTAACCTCTGGTGAACAGATGACTAGTATGGAAAGAGAGCAAGGTCTTGGGTATATGGTAAAAAGTATTCTTGAAAGTCTATGAAAATTGCACTTTATATTTCTGGAAAGGTAAGAACTCTTTTTTATGGATTTCATAAAAATATTGAAATGCTTAGGGATAGATATCCTGAATGTGAGATTGATGTATTTTATTCTTTCTGGGATGCTCGGGATAGGGTTGAAAGAATTAATGATGGGTGGCACTTCCGCCCAAAAAATTATGAAGTTCCTGAAGTAACTAAAAAAACTATTGATAGTTACTTTAATTCATTTAATGTAAAGAGTATTGGTGAAGTAGAAACATCTGAAAAGATGAATAAAATTATGGAATTAAGTCCTTTTGATCAGAAGGGTCTGTCTTCACAATATTATAAAATGCAAAGAGTTGTTGATCAGTATTTTAAGAGTGGGTATGATTTGTATTTTAGAATAAGATCTGATATACTCATACATGATTCTCCTCCAGTGACTTTTTTTAGGGATGATGAAGTTGCAATAAACAGGGACTATTGGTATTGCCAACCTTATGATGGTATAAATTGTAATGAAATGATTTTAGTATCTACTGAAAAAAATTTTGAAATCATCAATCGAGCATATAGCGATCAAGATAGACTTTCCAAACTAAAAGAGAAATATGGTGAGTTTATAACAGGCAATTATCTTAGATCATTAAACTTGAATCTAAAAACATTTAATTTTCATTATAGAGTTGTAAGATGAAAACGAAAGTAATTTGTTGTGTATTTAATCGTCCAGATCTTCTGGACTATCAGATTCGATCATTAAAAAAATTCATAGTAGGAGACTTAGTTATAAGCGTTGCTTATGATACTAGAGATGAACAATACTATGATGATTTTAAAAAAGTTTGTGAAAAACATGGTGCAAGTCTGCATTTACATGTATCTAAACCAGGAGGATCTCCGAGTTTTTATCATGGACAGGCTGCAAAGTGGGCATATGAAAATTTAATTCTTTCTGAAGAAGATGATTGTATTGGTTTGTTCTTGGATCATGATATGTTCTTGATTGATGATTTTAATCCCACTGAAGAGATGTTTAATAATGATGTCATGGGATGTCTTCAATCTAGAGGAGATGTTAATTATATTTGGCCAGGTCTTTTCTTTTGTAAGAAATCTTCTGTCGAAGATATTGAGTTTGACTTTTTCCCACAAACTATAGATGGTCAAATGTTGGATACTGGCGGTGGTACATATAAACTACTTCGTGCTGGTCTGAAGTATGAAGATACTGGTGTTGAGTATCCAGAAGAGTATAAGGGTATTGATCTTCAAGATCCTGAACTGACTGGTGGATATGGATTTGAACTGCATTGTGGTGGAAAGTTTTTACACTTTAGAAATGCTTGTTCGTGGCACAATGGATATGAAGTTGACAGTCAGAAGAAGACTGAAATCCTTTTCAAGATGTTATCTGATTTGATTGATGATAAGGAAAAGTCTTATTTAGAAATCGTTGTTGCAAGATACAACGAAGATTTGCGTTGGTCAAACAAATATAAAGATTATCTCACTGTTTACAATAAGGGTGATGATGAGATTGAGGGGTCTATTCGCCTAGAGAATATTGGTAGAGAATCACATACTTATCTGTATCACATTATCAACAACTATGATAATCTTGCAGACTACACAATATTTTTACAAGGAGGTCCATTAAATCCACATAGTCCTAATTTGTATGAGTATTTAAATTACATTCTACACTCTAATGAAAATATTCCCGACTTCTTCTGGATTTCTACTAGAATTGTTGAGGGAGACTTTGACTATGAGCGTGAACCATATCATAAAGTTTTTCCAAATATACGGTATGCGTTTGAGAAAGTCTTTGGTGATCAACCACCAGAAAACTTAAAGACATTTAAATTTGGTTCTGGAGCACAGTTCTGTGTTTCTAGAGATCAAATCAGGAAACGATCTAAAGAGTTTTATCAAAACATTTTTGATATCTTTGAGTATAGTCCAGAAGAACCTGATGAACTTACATTAAAACTTCTGGGTAACACAGGACCAATACCATGGCATCTCCGAGATCCAATTGACTCACCAAAGTCTGAATTCTGTCCTATAGATCCTGAGATGGGATATCAGATGGAAAGATTTTGGGGACTTGTTTTTACCTATGAAGTATGATTATCTGATTGTTGGATGTGGTCTCTTTGGCGCTACTTTTGCAAGACTTGCCACTGATGCGGGCAAGTCCTGTCTTATTATTGATAAAAGAAATCATATTGGTGGTAACTGTTATACTGAAAATATTGAAGGAATAAATGTTCATAAGTATGGAGCACATATTTTTCATACAAGCAATAAAATAGTATGGAATTTTATTAACAGATTTGCTGAATTTAACAACTATATAAATTCACCAAAAGCAGTATCTAAAAGTAGAATATATTCACTACCCTTTAATATGAATACTTTTTATGAGTTATGGGGTGTTTCTAGTCCAGAAAAAGTTAAAGAAATTATAGAGAATCAAAGGTTTCATGGTTTACCAAAAAATCTTGAAGAACAAGCTTTATCTTTGGTTGGTGAAGACATTTACTACACTTTTATAAAAGATTATACAGAAAAACAATGGGGAAAACAGGCTAAAGATCTTCCTTCATTCATAATTAAAAGGTTGCCGTTAAGATTTACTTTTGATAATAATTATTTTAATGATCGTTATCAGGGTATACCTATAGGCGGTTATACCAATATATTTAAAAATATGTTAGATAATATTGAAGTTCGTACAAACGCAGATTATTTTAAAGATAGAGATTACTTCAATTCATTAGCACATAAAGTTGTTTATACTGGATGTATAGATGAATTCTTTGGATATGAGTATGGGGAACTTGAGTATAGATCACTACGCTTTGATGAAGAGATTTTAGATACAGTAAACTATCAAGGAAATGCAGTTTTTAATTACTGTGATAAGGATGTTCCTTACACCAGGGTATATGAACATAAACATTTTGAAAAAATTGTCACAGAAAAAACTGTTATCAGTAGAGAATATCCTTTAAAATATGAGAGGGGGAGAATACCATATTATCCAATAAATGATAAAAAAAATTCCAATATCTATTCACAATATTTTAAAAAGTCAAAATCATTGACAAATATAATATTCGGTGGTAGATTAGCAGAGTATAAGTATATGGACATGCATGTTGTAATTGAGTCTGCAATGAATAAATTTAAAGGAGAAAATGGATAAAAACAAGTCATTACATAAAGCAAAGGGATTACCCCCAGTATATTATCTAAATCTGGATGAGCAACCAGAAAGAAGAAAGTATATGGAAGAACAGTTTGAATATTGGGGTATTAAAAATTATACACGTATCTCTGCATATGATGGTAGAGATGGTAGAGATCTTGGTGGAATTTTAAAGGGTCGTTATCCCGATAATATGTCATCTGGCGAGGTGGGATGTACAACATCTCACTTAAAAGCATTGGTTGAATTTTTAAAAACAGATGAACCATATGCTTTGATCATGGAAGATGATTGTGATCTTTCACCTATTAGGCATTGGGGATTTACATGGAAAGAACTTTTTAGTCATATTCCCTATGATTTTGATGTAGTTCAGATGGCTATAATTAATCCATCTGAAATTCATGTAAAACTTCATAAAAGATTTGTAAATGATTTTTCTACAGCATGTTATTTAATTACTCGTCATCATGCAACAAAACTTATAAACCATCATGTTCGTGGTGATAAGTATAAAATCGATAATGGAGTTAAACCAAGAGCTGTTGCCGATGATCTAATTTATAATTCTGGTAATACCTATGCAATTCCAGTTTTTATGTATAAGATTGAATTGGGATCTAGCATTCATGATAATCACATTGATACGTTCCACAAATCTAGTTACGAAGGTTTATGGAATTTTTGGAGAGAATCATCTCCAGATATAGATGATTGGAGTAAATTGCTTGAATTTGATCCTTACTTTGGAACTCTACCTCCAGGAATGTACTCTAAGTAAATATACTCAATTATGTTATGATATCAAAACAAGCATAGTGTTGACAAAGTTGTTACATTACTATATAATTATGTAACAGTTCTTTACATAAGACCATGACCGTAACAACGAATGAGCGTGGACAACAAAATATGTTCGCTATTGAACCTACAATGTATATGACTGATGAAGATCGTGCCCGTTATGGTATCGAGTCTCATGCCGAACGTGCTGAGAAATTGAATGGACGCACTGCTATGCTTGGATTTGTTGCTGCTATTATTTCTTATGCTACTACTGGTAGTGTATTTTTCTTTGGAGCATTCGGATTCTGACGGGGGTTGACAATGACTACAACATTGTTTACAATAACAAGCATTGCCTTCTTTGTTTTGTTGGCATACTCTGTTGAACAACTTTCCGAAACCTACTAATGACATATCCAGCTCCACTGTTCCTCGATGATGATCCTTGGTTTGGTCCTGCACCAATTACAGAATCTAAAATCGAATATGAAAAGTTTGTGGAAGAGCAAGAATTAGTTGCACAGGTAAACGCTTCTAAAGAAGATATTGATTCTGATTCAATTCATGTAAAAGAATCGGAAAACATTCATCAAATCATGTATGAGATTGCAACTAAAAATAATAACACTACTCTTCATTTAAATCCTACTCCATCTTTTGGTGGTGGTTCAGAAAACTTTCATGAAGGATCTGGTGGTTGGATGTCTGGTGTTGGACTGCAGTAACTTCAAAATAAATATAGCATTACTGTTAGATTAAAAATGCCTTATAACGTAACTGTTAGAGATTTGGCGAACATTGGTGAAGAACTCACATTTGAATGTGATGAAAATAAAACCATTCGCCAACTTTGTGAAGAAAATAACATTCACATAACTCTCAATGAAAACTGTACTAAAAATGGAGAATGTCTAACTTGTGTTGCTAAAGTTCTTGAAGGAACTGTAAATCATCCTGATAATCTAAGCACACCATTAGATCCAGATCATATTTCAGAAGGTTATTGTTCACCTTGTATTGCCACACCAACAAGCGATTGTAAAATCGTAACAGAACAATTTAAACAATTAAAAAAATTTTCAAATAGTTAATTATTATGACTTTTTCTATTACTCTTCGTACTCCTGATGGCACTGAGCAAGTTGTTCAGTGTGAGGACGATCAGTACATTCTTGATGCTGCTGAAGAAGCAGGTATTGATATGAATTATTCCTGTCGCGCAGGTGCGTGTTCTTCTTGTGCTGGTAAGATTGTCAGTGGTAGAGTTGATCAATCTGATCAATCGTTCTTGGATGATGATCAGATTGATGCAGGATTTGTTCTTACTTGTGTAGCATATCCCACTAGCGACTGTGTTATTGAGACTGAAAAAGAAGAGGAATTGTTTTGATGAATCAGTTCTATCTCTTTTCTAAAAAATCATGCGGTCCTTGTATGCTTGTTGATAAGTATTTCAATGCTATGAAAGATCAACGTACTGATCTTATTGAATATATTGATCTTGAAGATGTTGGTTCAGAACCTACAGAAGAAGCAAAAGCATTTGCAAAAAAGTATGAAGTTACTGCAACTCCAGTTCTTATTGTTACGGATGCTGAAGGCGTATTAAAAGAAAAGTTTGTTGGTGGACTAGATATCACACAGAATATCCGTAAAACATTTGACTTTTATGCAAGAGAATAATCAATTATTTGAAGATGTTTCCAAACTAAATGCCCTATACGAAGAACTCTGCTGGGGGCAACATGATGAACTTATATTCACTCATGAAAACGGTAGAGTCGTAATTTACAACAAAACTTTGGAGAAAAAACAATGAACGAAAAAGCAGAACGCATTAATGGTTGGGCAGCAATGATCGGTGTTGTTGCCGCAATGGGATCTTATGCTGCCACAGGACAAATCATCCCAGGTGTATGGTGAACGACATGTTACTCATAGCAGCTTCCATGATAGGAGGGTTTATATTTGCTGCCCTATTGACCGATGGAAATGTTGATGATGATGACGATATGAGTGGTGGGATGATGATTCCCGCACAAAATTCAATTTAATATAAAAAGACCTTCTACATAATATAGTGGGTCTTTTTTTATGCCTAGAAATCAAGTTAGTGTAGAAGAATTGAGAGTTAGGGTATTGAAGTTAAAGAACAATGTGGATTGGGAACCAACTCCGTATGATGAAGAAAAGAAAATGGCACATAGATATTTAAGTATGGTTTTGGACATTCTTGACGAATACCGATTCTAGATTAAAATACTTATGAAATAAATAAATATGCCTTGTTCTATACTAAATGCTCGGAAACAAATCCAAAGAAGCAAAGGTAGAAGAAAAGGACCATGATGAAGATAAGAGTGAAGTTTTGGGTAATTTAGTGAAAGTTGTTGTACTTATTTGGTCCGCATCTCTCCTCACATTCAGTTACGTTAGACTTCCAAATGGTCAAAAGATTTTAGATTTTGACCCAACATTCATAGCCTCTGTGTTCAGTGGGTCTTTAGCTGCATTCGGATTGAGTCCTGCCAAAGCAGGTGGTAATGGAAATGGTAAAATAGCAAAAAGAGAAGAACAACCACCTTTTCAATCTGCAATTGAACCTAAAAAGTAAGTTAGGAAATGGTAACAGAATATCAGTACATTAACTTATTAGACTGATAGATACTGTAGTGTTTAGACGTAATACTTTATGAAAAAATTCAATGAAGTTACACTTAACATTACTGTAGCAATCATTGATTATCTTTATCGTGGTAGACATTTTCAACGTTTCTGGGTGCTTGAGGAGATTGCTCGGGCACCCTATTTTGCATTTTTGAGTGTGTTACATTTACGTGAATCTTTAGGTTTGCGTGGTCAGTGGCACATATACTTAATGAAAGAACACTTCGAGCAGAGCGTCAATGAAACAGAGCATTTGGAGTACATGGAATCTAGGGGCGGTAATTCTTATTGGATTGATCGTTTCTTTGCCAGACACCTCGTTCTTATCTATTATTGGATCAATGTGGTTTATTATTGGATATCTCCTCGCGCTGCTTACCATCTCTCCTACGAAATAGAGATGCACGCTGCTGAGACATATGCACACTATCTTGCATATGAAGATTATAATGATAAAAAAATCTGGGAGATTATGAATGATGAGATCCAACATTTCCAAGAACTTGCGGAAGCAATGAGAATCCTTGATCCTGATCATTTAACTGTGAGAGAGAAGGATTGTGAACCATTCCCACCAGATGTAAGCGATTTGGTAGTAAAAGAGGAGGTAAAATTATGAGTCTATTGTTTGTATTTGCATTCATTTCATTGTTAATTGCTGGAATGCAATTAACATGGCCAGGTAGATACCGAAGTTAATTTTTAAAAGAGGTTAAAGGATGAAGGTAGGTTTAATCGGTCTAGGAAGAATGGGCGAGGGTATGTCTCGTCGTATGATCAAAGCAGGTATCGAAGTTCATGGATATCGTAACAACTATAAAAAAGCTGAAGAGCAATATGAGAAGGGTTATATTAGTGGATGTACCACTTCTTTGGAAAGCCTTGTTCAAGTAGTTCATAGCGGAAGAGGAGTTTTTGGTGATCCTGCTAAAAATCCTGGTATTTTTATGATGGTTGTACCAGCAGAAACTGTAGAGGATACACTGAATGAGCTACTACAATTTTGTGTGGAAGGCGATATTATTATTGATCATGGCAATTCCAATTTTAAAGACTCTAGACGCAGGGCAGAAAGGCTTGCTAAACTTGGCATCCAATATCTTGACTGTGGTACTAGTGGTGGTGTTTACGGTCTGGAGCGTGGATACTGTCTTATGGTTGGTGGTACAAATACTGCAGTATCCGTCTGCTCTCCCATCTTTAGGGCACTCGCCCCAGGTATCGGATCTGCCTCTCGTACAGACCCCCTCTCTCATGAAACAAGTGCCGAACATGGTTGGTTACATTGTGGACCAGCTGGAGCAGGTCACTTTGTAAAGATGGTTCACAATGGAGTTGAGTATGGAATCATGCAAGCATATGCAGAAGGATTTAATATCCTGCATGAAGCTAATGCTGGGTCGGCATACGTTAAGGAGGGTGATGCTGAGGTTGCTCCAATGGAAAATCCAGCAGATTATCAATACGATATTGACGTTGCTGAAGTGGCTGAGTTATGGCGTCGTGGTAGTGTGGTTGGTTCTTGGTTACTCGATCTTACCGCTACTGTACTACGCGGCGATCGAGAGCTTAGCAAGTTCGATGGGGGAGTATCAGACAGTGGTGAGGGTCGTTGGACGGTTCACGCTGCTGTGGATCTTGGCGTACCCGCTCCTGTCATCAGCAGTGCGTTGTGGGCACGTTTTGAGTCGCGCCGTCTTGGTGCTTTCGCAGCCAAGGTTCTGAATGGAATGCGGGCAATGTTTGGAGGTCACGATGTTCGCTGATGTTCTTAAATGGATCGCAATACCCTTTGTACTATCCACGATATATTTCGGGATACGAAAAGGTGAAAATAACTACTATGAAACAGACAAGTATGACGGAAATGGAACCGCTCACTAACCCAGAGACTTCAGGAATAGTTATCTTCGGTGCAACTGGAGATCTTTGTAGGAGAAAATTAATTCCTGCACTGTTTGAATTATGGAAGAAAGATCTTCTTCCAAATAATTTTGTAATTACTGGATCTGCCAGAAGGGAACCAACATCCGAGCAGTGGAAAGAAACCTTAGGTGAATATCCTGAAGAGTTTTTACATCATTTAGATTATCAATGTGTAGATCTGGACAATGTTGATACTCTCCGTCACCTTCCAGATTATCTTCAAGATAATACTTATTTTCTATCCGTACCACCAGAACGATATGAAAATTCTATCATCAATCTTAAAGAATCTGGACTCCTTGAAGATCCAGAAAGGTCCAGAGTGGTTATCGAAAAACCCTTTGGACGTGATTATAAATCTGCTGATCATCTACAGTCTGTGGTTAGTAGACATTTACGGGAGAAGCAGGTCTATCGCATTGATCATTATCTTGGTAAAGATACTGTCAATAATATTCTTGCTACAAGGTTTAGTAATATTCTCCTTGAACCACTTTGGAACCGCAACTATGTAGAAGAAGTTCAGATTTTTGCTACTGAAACATTCGGTTGTGAAGGTCGATCGCAATATTATGAGACTGCTGGCGCTGTAAGAGATATGCTTCAAAATCATATCCTTCAAGTTCTAGCACTCATTGCTATGGAAGCACCTTGCAGAATGGATGCAAAAGAAATTCGTCGCGAAAAAACGAAGGTTCTTGCTGCTACTCGTTTGGGCAAGGACATGATTCTTGGGCAATATGAAACTTATAAATCTGAAGAGGGTGTTGATCCTAACAGTAATACCCCTACTTTTGCTGCTGGTACTTTATATGTTGATAACTGGCGTTGGGAGGGAGTTCCTTTTCGCATCTTGACTGGTAAATGTATGCCTTATGGATGTGTTGAAGTTGTAATTAAACTAAAATCACCACCGCAACAACTGTTTGAGGGGCATGAATATAACGATCGAATTGTGATGCGATTACAACCACATGCTCATTTTGATATTCGTATTGATATGAAAGCTCCTGGATTTAATAATGATGTAGAAACTGCTACTTTGACACACAGATATCCAGATTGGTTGGGTGTTGATGGATATGAAAGACTATTATATGAAGCAATTAATGGTGATCAATCACACTTTGTTCATTCTGAAGAAGTGTTAGAATCTTGGAGAATTGTAAATGATTTACTTTGTACTGGGGATTCTTGCCCCATACGTACTGCTCCTTACATCTATATGCCTGGTACGTGGGGACCAGATTACAAAACGCGAAGAATAACTGATTGGGATTATCCAGCATGATTCATAAAATTGGTCATTTTGCTGCTTGGACACTAAATAATCCATGGACCCTTGGACCGATGTGTTTGGCGTTGGTATTTGTTCCCGTTCTAGGAATGTGGGCAGTTCACAAGTATGGTTGGGAACATTGGGAACCGTTCACTAAAAAACATAAATGAACGAAGAAGAAAAAAGGGAGTTCTACAAAGGACTTAAAGAAAGAATTAAACAACTTAGAATGGAACATCTTTTTGAAGAACCATGTCCTTTATACGAAGATGAGGATGATGACTAATGAACCCAGTAGTACTAATTGCTTGTCTATCACCAATTGTAATCATATGGATTGTGATGAAATTAAGTTTACTGTTATTCACAGCAAATGATGAACGAAAGTATGTCAGAGCAGAATCCAAAAAACCACACGGACCTTATGTGGCAGATGCATATGCAGACGTTGATGAAGAGGAAGAGGAGTATGGAGATCGCACAGACTATCGATGAAGCAATTGAAACATATTATTCTGAACAAGGTAAACCAGTACCTAATTGGAAATTGAAAAAAGATCCTCAATGGTGGATTGATTATCTAGATGATTTGGGAATTGAACGAGGAAATCCATGAATTTTGAACTATCAATAGAGGATTTTACAATCATCCAAAATGCTTTGCATTATTATAAACATGTTGAGAAACGCGGACATTTCTCTAAGTTTGATGAAGAGCGTGTAAATAGGTTGAGAGATAAACTCTCTTATCAAATGATACCTAGTATGAATAGTAAAGATGGAACTGTTCCTTCGCCCCCTCGCGGAT